CCAGGAGTGCGCGTGGGATGTTTCAGGGTCTACCAGGCGCAGATCCCAGTGTAGACCCGCTTTGTCAGCGTTGTGGTGCTGAACAGACATCGTCCACGAGTGCCCACTTCCTTCTGGAAGGGGGTGAGTAACCCGTGCCTTTGGGATTCCAGGGGCAAATTCAGATATTTTCTTCTCGGACGTGAGTCTCCGCGGATCCGCATCTACGTGTGGATTGAAGTCTTCGAGCTCCCGCGTTTTCACTGGGACCGACGCGAGACCTGTCGCAGCATTGAGCGAGTAAAGTGCTCGAATCGAGCCTTTGTCATGCAGCGTAGAAATATCCAAACGAATCTGGCCCTTCCCGGGGGGCTCCAAAGTCAACTTGGGGTCGCTGTTTATTAGCGGAGAAAGTTTCGAAGCAAGCAGTATGCGCGCTTTGTCAGTGTTCATCGGCGCAGACAGAAATGACCGTACATAAAAACCTCGACCACCAGAGAACGCGATATCCGTGTGCACCGCGTCCGGTAGCGTACGCATCATACTGTGTACTTGCCGTACAGTGTCCTTGGTAGTGTCAAGGTCGACATGTTCTCCGGGATCGAGGTCTACCCAGATTACGCTCGTAGACGCTCCAACACTTGGATGAATCTCGACCGTTCGTTGGTGCGTCAGCTGCTCCATATGCGCTGGGGTACGCAGCTCTATTGGTCTATCTTTAGCGAGGTATCTTCGATAGATCGGTTTACCTGGCTCGCGCTGCATGACTGTCAGCACACCTTCGCCGTACATACCCGCCAGGATACCCTTACGAATGTGCGGCGCGTTGTAATAATCGATAACGTCCTGCTTCGTGAGCTTCTGCCCCGTTTCAGCGTTGTCGATTAGTACTGGTGACGTCATTTACTGTCCTTAATTTTGATGTGCGTGCCCATCCCAATCTTACCCGCCGCGTAATCCTTCATAACGTCCGCCCTGTTTGCGAAAACTTTGACGGGTTCTTTGTCGTCGGCGCTGGACGCGTGTGAAATTCCCATCATAGCTTCGTGCCGAGGCACGGCTAAAAGGTCATCTTTCGACTTGTCGCCGTAGAGCAGATTCGAGAGGGTCATCTTTTTGACCTCTTCGATGGCCTTCTGTGAAACCGGGGTATGAACCATGAGGGTGTCATAGACAATGATTTGCTCACTTGTCATGAAGGTACAACCATCCGGTACGGTGAGGTCCCACGCCGTATGACGCCCGGGGACATGGTCTACCGTCTCCACGAAGTCCCAGACGAGCTCGTCGTTGGTAACGTTGTTGAACCAGGCATCACCGCTGATGGCCCGTACGGTATCATCGCCGATGCGCTTACGCAGAACGTTCAGTGTGGAACGGCTCAAGCGCCCCTTCTTGACCGCCTGGATCAGCGAGGAGTAGGTTGTAGAAACCTGCTTGCGTGCCAGATTTTCAGTGCTATCATCCCTTGGAGCTACCTTAGGAGCGCCGTTAGCCTGCGCGAGAGCCTTAGCCCGCTTCGGAGATATGGGTACCATGTCCCAGCGGGCATTTTCCGCTGCGTCCATGTTGTAGGGGTTCTTTGCCAGCTCTTTTAGGACCTGCGCCTTCTCTTGAGTAGCAAGCTCCAGCTGCCCGGCGATACGCTGCAGGTCGGGCACAGAGATTACTACGTTGTAGTACGTCTCCATACTCTCCTTCTTGGTGTACGGGTGGATGCGGGACTTCACTCCTAAAAGGCACAGCAGCGTCGATACGTCTACAGCTAAGTTGTGGGATATCGTTTGGTAGTTCGCCATAATCTGCGGTTTGTTCTTGGCTACGGCTTTCACACTGCAAACGGTACCGTCTGTATCGAGTAACCCACTGAGAAGTCCCAACAGGAAATCTTCTTTACCGTGCATGAACCAACTCGGAAGCTTCTTGTTCTTGGAACCTCTGACACCTTCAGTTATGCCCGAAAACCATTTCGCTAATTTAGTGTTGTTTATGTGAATCTTCGTGGAAGTGTAATCTCCACCACCGTAGTTATGCGTCGCCGAATACTCGCGTAAAATAGCGTCCTCTTTGTACCTGAACATGCGCTGCGTAAACGTGTGACGTACTACCGCGTCGACCTTTGCTAGACATACTTGATTGGGTTTGTCATTCGAATGTCCTACCCAACCGTCCCCAGCCCACGCACCAAGGACCCATCCCAAATTGAAGTCTACGGGGACTTTTTCTAAGTCAGGAGCATCCTGGCTCTCTGTAAGGAATTCTTGTTTTTGCTCCACGAATAGTTTGCGGGGTTTGGGGGTACCCCAACCAATACCCTCTTCAGCCTTAAATCGTGTGAGCTCTCCCGTTTCAGGGTTCATGCCGAACATGCTGTGGTCCTGGGAGACTTTTACCGTCCGGCCGCTCATGAGCGTGACTTTCACCATCTCCAAGTCGTGGTGCACCGAGAAATGAGAAACCTCGCAAAGCTGAACCCGCTTGTTCTTCTCGCTGTAGCCAAAGACAAATGTGTTCGCCGGGACTTCGTAGAGCTCTTTGTTTCCAGTCACTTTTTTCGTCTCCTCGTTGTGGGGGAAATCCCCGATGTGGAGACTTTGTAGCACGAGTTTCCCGTCGACGCAAGTGGCTAATTCTAGGGTACAATCTGCACTATCACCGTCATAATCTGCATTCATTCCTACCTCTAGGAATGGACTCGTGCGGATTGTTTTACCCGGCACCGGCACCGGATAAGCGCCGATGATGTTGTACCTATGCAGCGTTGGCGCGCGGTTAATCATGACCGGACGTTCTTTGATTTCCCGTAGCATTGAGTCTCGAGCTGCTGGGTGCTTGTCCTTCACCATCTCTTTGGCTTGAAGCGCTGGATAGCCCTGCCGTACGAGGTTCCTAATAAGGAAGGGCTCGTACATCCCCCAGATCATGTTTTCTGGTAACCCAACTTCGTCGATGCCGAGCGTACTGTCTGGAACGATGGTGCCACGCCCGGTAACGTCCTGTGACCGTGACATGAGCTTTTTCTGGAAGTACCCAAACTTGGGACTACCTACGCCTGCGATGTACGTCAGAAAACCCTTGTGGCCACGTGCCTGAGACTTCTGCGTAATCGGCTCATTCGTCCCATACACCGCTCCCACTGCGCCATGCAGCGTGTCACGGAGTTTGGCTTCTTCTTCTGGGAGCTTGCCTGACTCTTTGAGCTCTTTAAGCTGGTTGTTTACGTAGATGAGGTCGCGGTACAGAGGGTTGATGTCCCCATACATGAGCTCTTGCCCGCCCTTGCTTGGAAGAACTGGCCGAATAAGCGGGGGAACTACTGGGACTTTTGATACGACGTATGCGTCACTCGCCTTTAGATTCTGCGACTTCAGCGCGCGTATGTACTTGATCTGCTTTACTGCGTCATCCAACGACGATCCCGTCAACGTCTTCGTCTTATTCAGAAGCTCGCGCTCCTTTTCGGACAAGTCTAATTTGCCCAGCTCGGCTTTGATGTGAGCTCCGCCCTTATCGCGGATGGTCTGAGATAACTGAGCGTTGTTCATACCTAATAGACGCCGTACCGGGTCCATGAACATGGGATTTATAATCGGTTCAGCAAGCTCGATATGCGACCACTTCTCTCCGCGGACTCCGCCCGTAATGACCGGGTCAAATAACCCACCCTTTTCAGGCATCAAATCTTTTGCACGCACCAGCTTCGCTTCAGTAATTGCACCTGACGACATCTGCATGATGTCTTTGTCCGTTAGAGGCGCAAGCGATATCTTACTTCCCTTACGGTCGACGCGTACCCCGGCGCCCGTCAGCATGTTCAAAAACTTGTTGGAAGCGAACGTGGTCTTTGGAGGTGGTGTGGGCAACCCCAACTGCAGCGCACGCCAGTACTCGTCGTTCTTCTGGCTCTTCAGCGTGACAACTTCTTGCAAAACACTACGAGCGTTATGTGCTACAAGTGCGTCGAACTCCATTTTGCCCAATGCCTTGGAGCTCATCACGCCGCCTTTCGTAGGCTGCATGTTTGCGTCGTAACTCTCTACACCTCGCGCACTGTAGTTGGTGTCCGTTGACTTAAACAACTTCATCATGTACCGGTTGCCAACGAACACATTCGGAATCTGCTTATCCGCTATCGGGTCATACACGGTTTCTTTGTCCTTAATACCGTGCTCTTTCATGATCCCACGTACGTATTGAATGTTATTACGACCAGTGAGGTTCTCTACCAAGATAGGTTTACCGGTCTTTTCAACAACCTTACCTAACGCACCTTCAAGAATCTGCGCGGGGTTGATACGTCCAACTACCCCAGCAGATGTGACAATCACATCAATAGGTTTTCCACTTTCGTCTTTAATCATCTGCGTATCTGGGATGATGCGCGATACGACGCCCTTGTCCCCGAACCGCCCAGCGATTTTATCCCCGATAGTCATCGGTTCTTTGGTCCGAATAGTGAGAGCAAAACGTTTGGGCGTCTTAACTACATCTACCACTTCTCCAGCATGGTCATGATCCCAGGACTCAGTACTCTCACGGTACGGGCGGGCTAGCGACTTATGGAGACGTCCGAGCAGCATATCATCCGAAGTCATCTGAGACTTACGAAGACCTGCCACTACGATGTCACCCGGCATAACAGTCGTACCGGGCTTCACAATCCCATCCTCGTCTAGCTTACTGTAGTGGTCTTTCGTGTAATTGTGGCCATAATACGTTCGGTGCTTATCTCGATTGAACGAGAGGTCAGGATCACGGTCAATGACAACCTTATACATGCGCTCAGACGTTAGCTTCTTCGCGGCACCTTCACTGATAACGACTGCATCATTTGAGTTGTCACCATAGTACGGCATGTACGCGACGCTCAAGTTTTTACCTAAAGCCAACTTGCCGTTTTTGGTGAAGTTGGAATCGGCTAGTGACTGACCTGCATTAACACGATCCCCCTCTTTTACCGTGAGGGTATGGTGTAAATACGTTTTCGCTGCCATCGGCAAAAAAGTATCGTAAGAGACCTGGTGCATGTCCTCTTTTGCGGCAGTCTTATGGTCTTTGTCCGCTCGAATGTGTACGAAGTCTCCGTCAATTTTTGACACTACTCCAGTCGCAGATGCTACAGGGTTAATCAGAGTACCCATGAGTTCTTCGAAAGACTTACCCGACTGAGACATTACCTGAACGTGGGGCTCTTCCCGGTCAATCAACGACAGCGCTTGAGTCTGGTACTTTGACCCCATGACCAAACGATTGCCCTGGTTCGACTCTAAAAACGGAATCAAGTTCGCCGCGGGACTGTACATCGATGTGGGATGCGGCAACTGGTAGTCTACCTGCGACACGTCTACCTTACGCACGACGCCATTTACTAGCGCATCGACTTTTCCTTTTAGCGGAGTCGTCGTAGGAAACGCGACTACCTTACTGATGATCTCTCCCGCACGTACGTACTTACCTCTGCCAGTTCTAAAGTCGATCATGGGGACATGGATGTTTCCATCCTTATCCTTTTTGACCATCATCGCAGCTCGAACGTCCACGCCGGCTGCGAATGACTCAGGAGTTCGTACGGGGTCTAACGCACCAATCTGTGTCGGATGCACCATGCGCGCGTCCATTGGAATGGCGCGCTCAGAACCGATACCACCTTCACCCAGCGCTGTGATACGCAGTGCAGCGTCCACGAGCTCCATGGGGTTGGTCTGCGTAGGTACGGTAGACAGCGAGGAGCTGTTGATGAACTGCAGAATGCCCTTTGTAAATACGCCAGTAGGAATCGCTTGTCTGATGTCAGGGTGCGCATCTATTTTGATCGCCACCTTCTTCGACACTTCGCGCGCATCCAATTTGATACGCTCTTTAAAGTAGTCGTCGATTCCCTTAATCACCTTGAAGTCGAGGTTATCACGGTCGTCTACTTCAGCGTCATTGCGGAAAATCTTCAGCATCTTTGACGATGCGTCGAGCAAGCTGTGTGGAGTAATTTTGCTATGCGCTACTCCGAGTGTTTGCTTATTGACCTCAGGGTCCATGTGAGCACTGGAATACCGGCTGAAAATCTCTTGAGCTTTTTCTTCAGCTGAGAGTCCAGGTTTATGGAAGTACTCAGGAACCGCCTTCGTATACAGCTTACTGACCGAACCATCCGCGTTCTTCATCAGACGCGATTGGTTAACGTCTGCGAGCTGCCTACCCCACGCTGAAGCAATCTGGTCGTGGGAGAGCCCAGATTTACGTAGAATGGGGTATAAGGGAATGTGCGTAGAGTCGTACTCTAGCTCTGGTTCACCCTTTTCAGGGTCCATAGTGATGTTGAAATTCTTCGTACCAACGACGTTGAAATTCGCTTCGAGTACGCCGTTAGCCCGTTTGCGGGTATAAACCCCAGGCTTTGGACGAACCATGCTGGAGATTGAGTACTCATTACCCCCAACAATAACTGTGTGGCGCGGCGTAAACCACGGCACTTTTGCCAACAGGAAGTTTTTCGCAGTATCGATGACGTGTCCAGAGTCGCGGTCCTTTACGACTACTGTTCCCTTTACGGCTTCAAATAGCGTATTTCCACTTAAAATCGCATTCTTCTGTTCCCGTGACGTGAAATTCTCTGGAGTAAATTTCACGTCAGTTATTTCAACCATCTTATTACGGGAACGCATTGGGAAAGACTCGTGAATACCCTCAATAACCTTTTGCCGAATAGCTTCGCGCTTAGTGTCCGGATGTACCAATAGAGGTGTGAGTTCGGTAGTCATATCAACGCTCCACTTTTGGTAAAAGAAGATGAGCAGTAATCACGTTGCTCAAGTAACAAGGAGGGCATATGCTCATCCAGTTCATCAGCATCCTCGTTGGGATTCTCTGGGACTAACCTAGAGGCCCTAAAAAAGAGGAATCCAGCCGCGGGCGGATGCTGATGTGGTTCACTTTGGGCCGTCCGCGGCCTTTTTTGCTGCCGGGTTTTGTTCCCCAAACACCTGGTCAAGCCGCGGAGGATATACCCAGTTTTTGTCCTTTTCCGCTTCTGCCTTCTTCATCTCTTCTAGCCGCTTCTCATCCGCTTCCATCCACACAACGTGGGCACAACGTGTCCCGTTCTGCAGATTGAAGAACTCCTTCGACTGCAGCGCACCATCTCCTGCGAGACAACGATCCAGCGTCATCTTGAACTCTGCTTCACTCGTATGAGGACAGGTATAGTCCCCAGACGCAGGAAGCATTACCACTTGATGGTCAATGTCCGAAAGACAGCGTTTACACCCTTCCCAGTCGCGCCAAATCGTAAACACTTTCGAGTGCGCCACGCAGGGCAACTTGGTACCTACAGCACCTTCGGTTTGTGCCCCCGCATTGGACCCCGGCATCGGACCAAAAACGCTGGGCATGTCATACCCGTTGCCGGCCTGACTCGCGGGAATTTCTCGCGCCTTATTCAGGCTGTCTACAAAACTTTCGCTCGGTCCTAGTGCCATGTTCTACCCCTGCTGTGGCGTTTGCTGTTGCTGTTGGATGTTCGCAGTAGCCTGCTGTCTCGTCGTATTTGTCTGTTGCTCGAGACGTTGAACGACTACTGCGTATAAAACGAAATCTTCCTGCATGAGCTGGTACAGCCGACTCTTCCGTGACCCTTGGTCTAGCGCGGAGATTTCGGCCACAAGTTGGTCAGCGTTTGCGATGACCTGCTGCTGGTTGTACTGCTGTGGACCACCGGCAGCTGACTGCTGCTGCGCCTGCGACGCCGCGGCATTCTGCATCTTCTGGATTTCGATGTTCGTATCCTGCTGCATCCGGAAGTTGTCCAAGGTCTCCTGCTTGATACGCTTGTATTCCTTATCCAGATCGATGTCGTTCATCTCAGCCATTGTTGAATCCGAGATGATTTGGGGTCCCTGGCCCGTCTTACCCTGGGTCCAAATACTGAGGATGGTGTTCTGCTTATTGAGATCGTCGATGATCTTGAACGGCGTCAGCCCAACCTGTATCTTTTCCCAACCCAGGAACTTGGCACAGCTGTCGTCGACCCACTGCAGTAGGTTGATGATGTCCGCGATATGCGTTTCGAGCTGATTCTCGATAAGACGCATCGTAGCGTTCATTCCTTGTCCGGTGAGCCCGCCATAAATGAACTCCATTGGGATACCGAGTGCCGCGATAATGCTCTTCTCAGCTTCCTGGACTTCACCCAGCGTAAGCAGCGCGCGCCCCTGACCACCTACCTGAACCACGCCCACTGGGATCGGTGAGTACATGATGTGCAGAGGGTCTTTTCGGAATCTACGGATGTTCTGGTCGAGGTTGTATTTCCAGTTCGAAAGGCTAATGGTCTGCATCGGATCCGCTACTGCAGTGGACTGCAGCGGGTGCAAAATACGAAAAGGAACCAGGTGATCCAGTGCGATGGCTTCGTTGGCCTTTCGCAGAATCTGCGTATAGAAGAAGCGATCCAACGCCGGCAACAGAGGCGGCATGCCCCACTGGGGATTGATACCGGCCGGTGACCCAAACTTCATGTGGAAGATGGCGCCATCCGCAAATTTGAAAGGCTTCGACTTCTGGATGGCCTTCAGAAATCCGATGGGCAACGTGTCGATAAACGTCTTATGCCCGCGGTTTACTTTTTCGACATCTGACTGCGGAATCTTGTAGTAATAGACCGACTCACCCGTCATGGCGTTATGGTCGATCTCCATGTTCTTGGGATCCCAGCGAATGAAGTTGATACTGCGACTTAGCATCAGCTTTCGGTCTTGGATGTCTTTCTCTTTGGCAACGACTTCTTTGTGGCAGCTGTCGCAGGAATACGTAAACGTAAGACCCTTTACGTTGAACTTGTATTTGATGTGCTTAATGTTCGTCAGCGCGCTGCAGGAGGGGCACTTGAGATAACGTACGAACGGCTGATACATCGTGATAAACGCGTTACCGTAAATCCATTTGTCGAGAGAGCACTTGAGCAAAAACTCTCGGACACGAATCACACGCTCGAGGAGGTCCTTATGCTGACGTTTAAGAGATTCATTGGTGGTCTCATACGTTACTTCTGTGATAGGGTATTCCCCAAACTTACGCAAAGCCGCGAAAATTTGTGGGCTTTGGTAGAAAAGGTACTCGCACATTTTGAAGAGCTCTTTGAGCCGTTTAGGACTGTAGAGCTGACTGAAGGTGTAGTACGGGTTGGAGTGCGTCCCCCCGTTCTGATTCCACAGCGCAGCATCCGACATCATTAGGTCTTGTGCCATCTAGCTCTCCTTAAAAGACAACGTCGAGACAAACAAATGATACGAGGAGTAACCCAATGGAAGTCAAGCTAATCAATTACAACGTACCCGTCCTAGCAGTCGACACTGAAAACCTTGCGTGGTCTCGTGTCTTCGGGGCAACGCGCATCAACAGAAATCATACTTGGGCTTTTCCTGCGTATCCGCCATTCCTTGAGAGAGTACTTCACGACCTCCCGCAGGTCCAGCCCGACGTTCAGTTCACCGCAGAAGCCCAGCAATTTATCGCATCTAGGACTACCTTCGAAGACGCAGTTGCACAGGCGGCTGCGCACGTAAGCCCTGGAGGTATTCAGTGCTACGAGCACCAACTGAAAGGATTAGCTGAGTTTCTGCACAACTGGAGATGGATTCTTCAGTGGGAAATGGGAACGGGTAAAACCAAAGTAGCCATCGAAGCGCTTAACGTACTGAAGCAGCGTGCGTTGGTTATCTGCCCCCTCATCGCAGTGGATAACTGGGTCCGCGAAGTCGCGATGCACTCTGGTGGAACTTTAAAAACTGTAGCCATCGCGTTCACCTCAAAAACAAAAAAGTACGAGCTACTGGCACAAGCACAGAACTGCGACGTAATCATCGTTCCGTACGATACCGCTAGGTTATACGCTGCGCCGAACATTCCCAAACAGTTTGAGAAGATACTGAGACAACGCGGTATAGTTCCCTCACCCAAGTTTTGGAATACGGTGCTTAGAGTTCTAGGGATGCCGACAGTTGCTAGATTCTTTAACGAGTGGCTTGCCGGGCGTGACGAGGCCAGCATCATCGCAGAAGCCGCAGTTCTCCCTACGCATCCGTTTATAAGTGATATTGACTACACCACGATTATCTTGGACGAGTCTCACCGAATAAAGAACTATCACAGTAAGAGAACGGTCGCGATAACGGAGTTAGCGAAGAAGGCAGCGCGGCGTTATCTTCTTACGGGTACGTTATCTCTCGGTGATCCCCGGGATTTGTACCCGCAGATACGCGCTATTTCGAACCACTACGAGTTTACTACGAGCTATACCAAGTTTGTACAAACTCACTGTGTGTTTTCAGAACGAAACACGCACGTCGTTACAAGCTATAAGTGCCTAAATGTAATCAACGAACGCGTAGGATCTTTGTCCAGTACTTGCAGACTCGAAGACTGTATCGATATGCCGGGGATAACGGACCAGAATGTTACATACACCTTATCAGACGAGCAAATCCAGGTGTATGACGAGATCATAAAAACGGAAGACGCGACAGTTGCAATTCACCTCGGGTCAGTTACGGTAGCACTGCCAAATCCTGCGATACGTTTGGCTAAACTGCTTCAAATATGCAGTGGGTTTATCTACTGGCAAGATGACCGGTTTGCTGGGGTCTGTGATGAATGTCCTCACCTTCTTTTATGCACTGCAAACTCTGTGCACCCCGGTACTTACGCGTGCGTGCGCAAGGAAGAACTGGGTAACATCCCCATGCCTGAACGGGAAACGCTACGGTTTTCCAATAACCCCAAACTCGATGCACTCGACGACTTATTAGTGGACATCCTTCAAGAACCTACCGAAAAAGCAATCGTGTGGGCAAACTTTGGAGCAGAGCTCGATGACATTGAGGACCTCCTCAGGTCTCGAAACTGGCCGTATGTGCGAGTTGATGGCAATACCACGCAGCATATTAAGAAACTTGAAAAAGAGTTTATGACGAACCCCGCCTGCCGTGTTTACCTGGGACAAGAGGCTACGGGAATCGCCATTAACCTAACGTGTGCAAGGCACTCGGTGTATTACAGTCGTTCTTGGTCTTTGGAACACTGGCAGCAATCCCGTGCGCGTAACTACCGCATCGGCCAAAAGCAAAAGGTGGTGGTATACCGGCTATGCGGGGATAAGACCTTGGAGTACGCGCAACTCTACGCTCTGGATTCCAAAGAGAACATTTCAAAACTACTTACGGAAAAGTACACGTGTCTTACGTGTGAAAACTTCAGTAAGTGCCAAGCACATGGTATAACCCCGTGGGCAACGGGATGTTGCCTTTCCCGCGCGGTTACGCGCTTCACCACACGAGCAAGGATCATCGGAAATGCAGATTAAATTCGAGAGACATGACGTGCTGCAGCTACTGGGAAAAGCCCTGGGGTGTGATTTGCATCACTCTGCAGCGAAGTTTGACCCTGCGACAGGCGAGCTCACCTTATGTGACCTGAGTCTACAAGATCTCGTAACGATTGGTGGTACAAGCAGTGCACCATCAATTGCGGATGCAGCCCCTCCTATTCCTCCCGTGGCAAAGGCCAAAACACTCCCGCCTACAACGATCCCTGATCCAGAAGACTTCGTTGTTTTACGTCCTTCCAACGATAACGAAAGTTACGACCCGCCGCCCTACGACCCTAAAGAAGGTAGCGCCGCAATTCCGCAGCCCCCTGTCCGTTAAAAACCATCATCACTACAAAGGAGAACACTGTGGCCATTGAAGCCGAAGATCGCGTATTCCCTGAGGGGTTCCTAGACCCCACGCTTCCCCGGGGATATCTTTCCCCATCCCAATTCAACATGTTTAGGCGCTGTCCAAAGCAGTGGTACTACCGGTACGTTTTGGGGCTCGTTGCTCCTCCCAGCATCTCCATGTTGAAGGGAACTCTCATCCACAAGGGGGTAGAAATTACGCACAAGCGGACCATCGCTACTGGGAAGCCCGCTCCCATCGACGAGGTTGTGCAGTACCTTGCAGATGACTTTAAAAAACGGGCGGAAGGTATCGAAAATTGGGAAGAAACTAGCGCGGGAGCGGTGCAAGATGACTCAATACGCGGTATGCGAGTCTACTACCGCGACGCCGTTCCCTACATCACTCCGGTAAAATCTGAGCATCCCTTCGCCATCAAAGTAGGAGACGTGCCCGTATACGGGGTGATTGACCTCGTTGACCGTATCGTCGATACCGAGATGTCCCTGGAAAACGACCCAGAAAACCCAAATCACGTTGAGGTAGTATCCGACCTTAAGACGACATCTACGACTTGGACGGAACAAAAGCTTCGACAAGACCCCCAAATGACGTTTTATGCGTTAGCAGAGCACACTCACCGCGTAAGAGTCGACTTACTCCTTGACCAAAAGAAAGGGGTATCTTACAAACCAATGAGAACAGTGCGCGACGCCGTGGATAAGCGCCTGTTAATAGAAGATGTCGGAGAAGTAGTCGACCAAATCAAAGCGGGGTATTTCCCGCGGTGCGACCCAACGTCTTATACCTGTACCCTCAAATTCTGCGGGTACTACAACCGGTGCCGAGGTAGAGAATGATTGATTTTCTGGCCATGACGCCCCACGAGATGTGGAAGATGGTCGACCTAAACCATCAGGGGGCTCTCGAGAAATTGACCCAGTTGTGGGACAAAGTGGGAAAAGCGCCCATTACGAAGACAGAAGCGCACGAGTGCCTCGACGCGCTGTACATCCACTCGATGCAGCGTATCAAAGAGCACGCGGGTACGCTCGCGGGCCTGTATCCTACCATCAAATACAGCCGTAACCGCTTCGAGAAAAAAACAGCGTTGTGGTGGGTGGACCATTACACCGCGGGCATCAACGTCTGGGGAACGCTGAGTTGGTTCAGCGCAATGAAGGTACACGGTGCCGCTTCTACCCATTTTATCGTGGATTATCACGGCTTTCCGTTCTGCATTATCCCAATCATGCACGGAGCCTGGCACTGCCCCGCCAGAAACTCTGACAGCGTTTCCGTCGAGATGGTTAACGCGGGAAAGATCGAGCAGAATGCCGCGGGGAAATGGTGTTACTGGCCGAAGAAGTTCACGCAGGAAATACCTGTGGGGCTCGTGCAGGAACTTCCTCCAGTTCCGCTAGACAAGCCGTGGAGGGGCGCGCATTATATGCAGCCCTTCACGCCCGATCAGATCATCAACAACATCAAACTCAAACGACTCGTAATCGCAGCAGACCCCACACGTTTTAGTCCGCTACGCATGTCGCAGCACTCAGATTGGCAAATCGGTAAGTCTGATATGGGTCCGCTATGGCCTTTCGCAGATGTCAATAGCGCTGCCTTCGACGCCATTGATATCAGCGAGAATTCGTTCCTGCGTGATATCGAAGATGAACATTTCGATAAAAAGTGGTCAGGAAGCATTCCGGAGATTGAAGAACAAAATTCACCGGAGTATGGTACTGAAGCAATTCTGGATGCGGATGTCTCAGCGTCTACGTTGATGTCCGTTGCAGATGTTCAAGACGCGTTACTTAAACTCGGGTATGCCCTTACCGTCGATGGCGTGTACGGGCCAAGAACGCACCAAGCCGTGATGACTTTCCAAAACCATTGGAACATTCAGCACGACCGTGAAGAAGAGAAGTTGCTAAAGGTTGATGGTATCGCAGGTCCACAGACACAAGCCGCCATCAGAGAAACACGGAAAAACTAGGAGGAACCATGAAAGTCAAGGTAGAGACCATTTGTGGCCGGTGCGGGAAGAAGGAAGAGACCCAGCGTGAGCTCGACGAAGTCCAAGGCATGGTCGCCGCGGAGAATGAGCGCCGGATAGCTCTGGCCAAGTTCAAGGAAGCCATTGGAGGCTATCCTGATACGCAGAACCTTCCCGAGGTGATTGTCATGATCAAGGGGCGCGGTACCGACGCCTACGTCATCAACACCCTCGACAACCTCTGCTCCAACGAGGGCGAAGAGAAGAAGCGCCGCGGTTGCCGCGCACGCGTTGCAGACCTCATTGCTGACGCCTTCAACACTGGCGACAAGCCCGTGAAGCCCAAGAAAGAGAAGAAGGAGAAAGAGCTTCCCCCGGACGAGAAGCTGTCTCAAGAGCTCGAGAGCATCGCGGATGAGGGTGAAGAAGTCGAAGAGGCTGCTGTCGAAGACCTTGAGAGCGCGTGATGGAAAAATACGGCGTATCTGAAGCAAAACCCGAATTCGAGAAGCTAGGGACAGACAAGTGCCCGCTCTGCGGCGCACCTTTGGAGGTGCTCGATGAAGTCGGCGTCTACAAGTGCCCAGTGCACGGCACGAGCCCGTTCGAACAAGGGAAAAGCGGAAGATAAGCTCCAGGCGATACGGGCGCTGTACATGGTAACGTACAACGACTCACGGAGCATTATCCCGCAAGCTGTGGAGCTCTTTCACGCCGTCGGCGCGATACTAGAAGGTAAGCCGGTGGAGTGTTTAGAGCTTCACCAAATTAACAAATCTGCGGTCTTATACGAGCTGCAACACGCAACCACTGAGACCTGATGAAAGGAATCGAGATGGAAAATCTCACGCTACCCCTGTCTGAAATTAACCTCCGCGAGCACTGGAATCGCGAGAAGATTGGTGACATCTCCGGCCTGGTACAGAGTATCAAGAACGAAGGCCAGCTCGTCCCGATCAACGTCAGCCTCGACGCGGAAACGGGTAAGTACTACCTCGTTGACGGTCGCCGCCGGTACACTGCCCTCAAGGAAGCTGGCATCGATACGGCACTCGTGGTCATCACGGAAATCGCGGACGAAGCCGACTACCGTGAGAAGGCCCTCGTGGTCAACCTGGCGCGCAAAGACAACGCTCCCATGGAAATCGCCAAGGAGTATCTCTTCCTGAAAGCCGAAGCCAAGCGGTCAGTGAAAGACCTCGCGGCAAAGTTCGGCGTTACTGTGGGCAGTATCAACCAGTACTTGGCGCTCATGTCACTTCCGGAAGACATCCAGAAGTACGTGGCGCAGGACAAGATCAACTTCTCCCAGGCGCGCAACCTCTGCCGGCTCGACGCTGAGAACCCGAAGCACGTTCGCGCCATGAACCGCCTGGTCGACGCCATCGTCAAAGACGGGGCCAACCCATACTGGGTTGAGGAAGCGACCACTAGGTTCCTCGACAAGATGAAGAGTGTCGAAGACGGTGCCAAGGGCAAAGAGAAGGGCGACAACAAGAAGAAGGCTCCACGCGCTCCGAAGTTCGTGGACTACACCGATGCCTCAGTCAAGAAGATGATGAAGCCGGAGACCGCCAAGGAGTCGTACGTGCAAGCCCTGGTGTACGGCGAAACCTACCGTGCCAAGGCCCAGAGCCCCAAGCGCAGGGCATACTTCGAGGGTTGGATTGCCGCGTGCAAGCACAACTGTAAGCTCGAGGTCGTCGAGCTCCCCGACCTCAGCAAGTAAGCCTACCTGCAGATATCCTCAGACCCCCGGAGTGACCTCCTCTGAAGCTCTTTCTTGAGCTCTTTGAGGACTTTCATCTTCACCTGCCGGACTCTCTCCGGCGTAACCCCTGAAATCTCGGCAATCTCTGGGAGTGTTTTACTCCCATTTTTCCGGTCATCACGTGCAACGTCGTAGTACTGGATCAAGATGAATTGGTCACGTACGCGGACTGCCAGAGACGTTATTGCTTCACGCAGCGCATCTGCCATCGTGGAGTCAATATACTGAAACTCCGCATCGTCCTCGTCGATTAACGTGACGTTATCGATCGGTACTAGGGTGGTTAAGCACTCGTCTTCGAGAGTCTCTGTCTGGAAGTATTCAGGAGACAATCCGGGGGAACACTTACACGCGATTAACGGGTCATGTGCTTGTAATCCGCAAGCCACACACGTGTAGGCTCCTAACTTCTGCTTTTTACGCTGTGTTTTCTGTTTGTGGGAGGGAATCCGAACAAGCCCTCCGTTATAGAGTTCTTCTCGGATTTCCTTCTGTATCCACCATGCAGCGTACGTTAGGAACTTGGTGCCGCGCTCAATCTCGAATTTGTCGAGAGCCACTATAAGACCTACGTTACCTGCCGACACTAAACGCTGTATGTGGGATGGATGCCGAGAGTACTTCTTGGCCATCTTTACGACGAAACGTAAATTTGTAACTAGGATTTGCTCTCTCGCTATTGTGTCGCGAGATGACCCACATTCTGGGCAGTAAGCCGGAGGTACGATTAGGTCAAAACGCTTGCCACATGTGGTACAAGTAGCTGCTTTACCATCGCCACGCTGTGGCGAGATCTCTCCGCAATGTGGGCAGTTAGGACGGCGGATTAGGTGCGGCAAACGTTTATGACATAGTGGACACGTCTTGTAACGTAGTAGAAGTTCACGCTCCTGAGGAGTTGTGAGTACTGTGTGCTTACCGACATCGTCGTAATAAGTCTTAAAGGTACGGTCAGAGAAGAAATCATCCGACATGTCACCCTCCTGTACGTTAATGTAGTTCTACCTTAACATCCTAGACAGGGCAAGCGGATGGTGATAGTACTAGGGCCTCAAACAAACCAACAGTGACAAAGGAACACGGAGAACACATGACTGAAACGAAAACAGACGCGCTCGCCACGGTGGATACCGGTAACGCTCTCGCTCGCTTTGAAGGGAATGACCTCTTCCTGCACGAGTACGGACAACGGCTTCTGCGTGTCGAGCAAGACATCAAAACGCGGGAAGAGATCGAGGAGACGATCTTCAGCTTCCCCGAGGAGTTCCAAGAAAACCTTCTGAAGATTCTCGCACAGCTCAACCCCAATAAGAGGGGCGTTCTCACCGACAGCGCTAATCCCGTGTACACCGAGCTCAAGCTGTATCACGGCGTAGGTGCCAATCCCAACCGTCCCGAGGACATGGCTCCGGGCAACTTCTTCCTCACGAGCAACGAGTTCGTTGGCAAGACGTTCGAAGGCACGCCCCTCGTTGTCTGGGAGAGCCGCACACTGACAGCGGATAATAACAGCGAAGGCGGATTCCAAGTCCTCTGCCGCTCGAACGACCGCAAGTACGGCGACGCCCACGGTAAGTGCGCCGACTGTTACTATCGCCCATGGCGCGATAAGAGCATGCCTGTCAGTCAGTCCTGCCGCGACGAGGTCAACGCGTTCATGCTCCGTCGCAACCTCCAGGACATCGTCCTCGTCCGTTTCCAGAAGACCAGCAACTCCGCTGGCCGGCAACTGATCAACTTCGCCCAGCGCACAAGTGTGCCCTGGATGCGTTGGTACAAGATTGGTACCGAAGAGCGCAAAAGCGCGACCGACAAGTCCATGCGCTGGTTTGTCATGACGGTTGCTCCAATCAACGAGGAGCGCGTCCCCACCGCCATCTATCCCTTCTGTGACGCGATGTCCGCGGCTGCAGAGCGGGATTACGTACTGGCGACCACTGCGGCGGTTTACCGTAAAGCTCAAGGCGCGGTAGATGACGCGGCGGTTTCGAGTGCCGGCGGCGGCATGAACATCGTTCCACCGGCGGACCCTGACGCTGTCGGTGAAGGGTCTGACGACCTGGCAAACGATACCAGCAAGATGTAGTCGGCGTTCGTATCCTGAGACTGAAGACTGCTGCAGTGGTTTGTTCCCCCCCACGGCCACTGTAGCAGTTCTTCAGTCTCTTTTTTTCTTGGGAGGATTCTCCATGTTATCTGACAGAGTTGCTCCGTCCGCGTTTGTATCCAAGTACGCGCCGTGGTCTACGTCTAAAGCTGACACCGCTGCACAATGTCCTAAAAAGTTCCATTTTTCGTATGTGATAAAACGCAAAGTGGAGTCGTATAACGCAGACGCGCTGGTCGGTAAAGCTGTTCATAGTATCATTGAAGTTGCGCTCAACGGTATGACGGTAGAGGTCGCAACAAGAAATGCCATGGAGCTGCACAAGTTGTGCACTCCCGAACGGACCCGCGTGTTGGACATGGTGCCATCAGTGGAGAGTTTTCTGCGTCGCTTTAGCGCGTACTGCACTAAACACGGTGTACGCGGTAACTTGCTTGTAGAGAAAAAACTCGCTGCTAGCTATGATGACCGGGCACTCAAGTTTTTTGATAATAGTGGCATGCTGCGCGGAGTTCTCGACGTAGGGTTGTGTATCGCGCATTCTCCTTTTTTCGTGGTAATTGACCACAAGACGGGTTCTAGGAGGAGCCTCGAGTATTACGCGCATCAGTTTGAGGCGTACTACTACCTCATCAAAGTCAATTATCCTGAAATCACACACGTGATACCGGGTATTCACTGGGTACAAGAAGGCGCCATTGAACTGTCTGAAAAGCGAGTGCCGGTTGGTGACCTCGATACACTCTACAACAATGTGATGACGCGCCTGAACAAAGCCACGGTCAACACGGCAGATTTCGACAAAACCAAAACTGGACCTTTGTGTAACTGGTGTGACAACCGCACAGAGTGTCCGGCCTACGTTCTGGGTAACCATGACAGACATCAAGAAAACAGCGGGTCTGACGGGAGCACAGCTTAGCAAAATTTGGGAAGCGATTGGACACCAGGGATGGGAGCAGCTTGTAAAAGCGCACCAACCCCAAGGTCGCTTCATGACCAAATCGGAGGGGACGCTCCTGGGTCTGTGCGTCCACCCGGATCACCCGGACACTAACCCCTCTTTCAACATCTACACCGGTAAGCACTATGCGAAGTGCTTTGGGTGTAAAAAGCACACCTCTAACCCCATAGAGCTCTATGCGATAATTACGAGTCAGACTAAGGATGCCGCTTATAAGTCCATAATAGAAGACTACAACATTAAAGGTCTTCCCAAGAAGACTACCGCCGAGTTCGAGGCGATGCACCTAAACACCCTCGCTAAAACGGCGGTGTGCAGGATAACGCATGACTACATGTGCCGTGCAGCTGGCGATCCAACGAATCCAAAGTACGCCGGAGCTAAAGAATCGCTTGAGTGGCTGCTCCAAACACGCCGTATTCACATTGACACACTCCCGGCTCTCCCTGTGGGTATTCTCCCGCCTCTCGCCGAGATATCTATCGCACTAGAAGCAGAGCATAACCTATTAACAAAAGCGTGGATGAATAGCCCTACCACTCTACAAAAACCTGATAACATCGCAGAGGCGGCAGTCACCTATATCGAACCAGCGTACCGCAGTAGTGCGAAGTACGCCGGCGGACTCGTATTCCCACTGCACATCTCTCCCACAGAAATTGGGCGTATTAAGATTCGAGTACCGCAGCCAGGGCACCAGTGGCTGATGATTGATGACGACTACGTCGAGCATCACGGCATATTTGGTCTAGGCTGGGAGCTCTACGGGCCGCTTTTGCATAATGCGCAAGGCGCCGGCATGCGCGCCTACCTTGTAGAAGGTGAGATGGACGCTCTCACCACCATGTCACAGTACGTGCTACGCGGTGCTTGTGAGTACCCCTTGATAAGCGTGGGAGGCGGCGGAGGTGGGAGTCAGCTCGAGGACATCCTTAAGTCTTCGGGTATCAGTGAAGCATTGCTAATAGGTGACGCACCAAACGAAGCGGGAGATAAAATTGTTCGTGTCTGGCTCGGGGACCTTAAAGAGCTAAACACGTACATATTCGACGGATGGAAAGACCTTTACCCCGCCAAGGACTTTGACGAAGCAGTCAATACGCCCAGCCTCGGATACGACGTACTTATGAAGACGCTGGGAAACCCAGCCAATATAGCAATGCCCTGGCGCTGGGTGTTTGACCGCGCCGTGATAGAGATGGACCAGGTAGACGCGCTGGACCACCGAAAGCTATCCGATATCGCTAAAGCGCAAGGCGCTTGCTTACAGAATCGAAAAGACCACGAATACTACGCAGAGGAACTGGCCAATAAGTACACGGGACGGATTAACGCAGAAGTCCTCATACGCGACCTGGCATCTCAAGTAGACGATGAGTACGGCTACATTCTCCGCTGCGAAGAAGCTATCCGCGGCATCCTTCAAATCGTGGGTGTGCGTAATGTCGAGGGAGGATCCGGAAAGCTTCTCGTCACCTACAACGTCCAGCGCCGCGAGTACCACACAATTTGTTTAGACGACGCTTCAAGTATCGCTCAGCAACTTGCGCAGGTGGAAGGCACCCTCCATGAATTCGCTCTCAAGCACCTAGGAATCCCGTCTTTCATAACAGCTGAAAAGGGTGGGGACAAGCTCTCCAACATTGACCGTAAGCTACGGTTCTACTTTCGCGAAGCCGTTACCAATATGGCCCGTGGTATCCCGACTCTCAATGTGGATAACCTGCCTAAACAAGGGTACCACTGGTTTGGTGAGGGGCAAGAGTACGTGGTATGTGGCCCGGATGTCTTTAAGATCATTCGTACAGGTACTGGAACAGACTACACCTTGTTGCTGGTTCCCCGCGACGGCGAGATCATCTTTGACGTAGGGTATAGTGGACGAGCGCCTGAAGGTTGGTTTGGCCCCAAAAAGCGCCTAACCATCGAAGACCTCAACTTCGGTAAGACTGTCGATGTGCAGCAACTCCAAAAAGACTTATTCCATCTTTATGATGTGGGATTCGTCCTTAAGAATCACGCCGAGACAATTCCACTCCTGCCCCTTATGATTATGTCCTTCCCAATTTCGGACGCATTTGAGCGTACGCTCTTGGCGTTCTTTACTGGTGAATCGAACTCAGGAAAATCTTCGCTTCTCTCCACTTTCTATGCATTCTACCGTGAGCTACTCCTGCTGTGGAGTTCCCACGGATCGGATAACGCAACCGAAGCGAGTATGGCTGACGAGTGTAATTACGATACTCGCGCCATGATTTTCGATGAGTTTGAAACGGGGGAAGATAGCGCCCGCGGTAAACGCGCCCAGAACATTATGGAATCTGTTCGAGGCACGGTAAGCGGTGCCACTGAGCGCAAGCGCATGGGCATGGCGGGACACTCAGTCTCAAAACGCTTAAAGATGAACGTCATCTTCGCCGCCATTAACACCACTGAAAAACCCCAGGACTATAACCGACTTTTAGTAATTGAAACGCTTAAGCAAGTAGGGCGCGAGTCTTCCTTCATCTGCCTCAAGCGCGCTGGTTTTACTCCAGAAAAAATCTACGACATAGCATACCGCCTCAATACGGCGATGTACGCACATGCCCATGAAATCCAAGCACTGTACGATACCGTCAGACTCGAACTCTCGACGTATGCGGCAACCATACCGCTTAAGTCTCGACTCGAGCCCAGGTACATCTCTTCCTTTGTGGGGATGTTCGCAGTTGCAGAATTTCTGGGAATGGATTGGAAGAAGATTTTCCTGGATTTCGTAACCGCCAACCAGGACATGATCGAACGCGGTGCCCGTATCTCTGAGTCGAGCATGTACCTAAACGCCATGCTCACAAACCCAGTATGCGAAGACCGACCTAACCAGCGCAAGTACTCCGTAGCGATGCTGCTAGCAAACCCTGGACAACGGCTAACTATCAACTCTTATCCTAACGGAATCTATTACGACGACATAACAGAGATAATGGTGGTACACCTTGAGCCCGCCATCAGTACACTCATACCCCAGCATTACCGTACCGCACGTCATTTAAATAGCCCCGTACTTAAATCCATCCTAGATCGCCATCATGACGCAGTGCCCCCCGACGACCTAGTAAAACTAGGGATACTAGACCGTATGAAAAATTACCTTGGAACAGGTATCAATCCACAAGACATCTGCGGGATACGCGCACGTGACTGGATAACGTCAACTGACGTGCATGCTCCACGTACTGTAACCACGATGGATGAGCGAGAACTCACTGACGCTGAGCGTGACCTGGAGGCAACAAGCGACGATGTTTAAAAATCAACGCACAGAGACCGTTATCGGCAGAGACTGCGACCTCTGTAAAAAATCAGAGGCGTGGCCGGATGAAACCTGTAAAAGATGTCCTAGCTACCAAGAAGACCATTACGCAGAGGGCATAGGTCCTCTACGTAACTGCGACTACTTCTGCGTGGCTGAATCTCCCACCCTGAGTCCAGTGTCTCGTACTATCAACGGGCACTCATGCTGGGACACCGACGCGGAGCGCGTGATATACCAGACCTTTAAAACGATACAGGAAAAAAACGCAGGTATGCGCACCTTCGCCGGGGACTTTACCTACGCGGTACGGTGTACGGTTGATAAGCCCTCCTCTAAGCACCTCAAAGCATGCCAACACTTTCTACGCGCCCGCATCCTCGAGCGTGCTGTAAAAGACCGTCCCATCATGTTGTTCGCGATGGGCATCACCGTCCTCAAAGCACTCGGTATCTCCGCAAAGAAGTATGGAGACTACCAGGGAAACTACACCGAAATCGAACTCAGCGGACGCAAGGTCATCGTATACGGCGGACTTTCCAAGAGGCAGATTGACGCCAAAGCGGGATTCTCCGAAGTTGCGGGGCAGCAGATTGAGCTGTTCCTAAAAGCAGTGCAAAACAACGTTGAGGGCAAAGCGCTCCAGTGTACGAAAACCACCGCAGACATCACCCGCAACTATATCTTCCCGAAGACACTCCAGGAAGTATCCGAAGTAGTTGACCACATCATTGGTTTCCACGTCCCGCAAAACACGTCACCTGAGAAGCACTCCATATCAATCGATACTGAAACCAACACCAAGTATCCCCACCGCGAAAAGCTCAAGCTTCTTACTGTCATCGTTTCTTGGGGACACGGAAAAGCGACCTCGATCCCAGTAGAGCACCCAGAGAGTACGTGGTCTCTCGAGGATGTTCGTCCAATGCTGAATAAGCTTTTCATGTGCCCTAAGCCAAAGATCTTCCATAACACTAAGTTCGATCTCAAAGTTCTTTGGCGCAAAGGATTCGAAGTCAACAACATCTACTGGGATACCATGCTCGGCGAGCACCTTTTGGCTGAGGATAAGAAAGGATTCTACGGCCTAAAGGAAATCGTAAAACTAGACGTGCCAGAATTCGCCAACTACGAGGATGAGCTGCACAACATCCTCAACCGGAACAAGAAGACAAAAGAAGCTAAAGCCGCCGAGGCTGAAGCTAACGGTACTACCAAGATAAAGGGTATCGCCAAACTCTTAATCGAGGACGACGGCTTTATCGACATCGGTCTGGACCTTCTTAATCCGTACGGTGCAATCGACGGTGAAGCAACGTGGCGTATCCGGTCCATGCAAATGAAACGCATGCGCCGCGAAGACGTCAAACTCTACGAAGCGCGCGTACAAGCCAGCAAAAGCCCCCAGACTCTCGTCAAAGCGGGCGCGATTCCGCACTGCAACACCGCGACGCCGCTTGAACACATCATGAAGACACGCACCGTTCCTACGGCGCGAGTCCTGGCGCGTATGGAACTCCATGGAATGCCCGTCGACCGGGAGTATGCTCTCGAGCTCGCAACAAAGATGGACTCTTCCTTGATCCTGTCCCATATCGAGCTCAACTCAATGCTGATCTCCGGGACTAAGGATGCGCTGAACCCGGAGAGCTCTCAGCAGATTGCCGCTATTCTGTACAGCCGCGGGTACGTGCATCCTGAAACAAAAGAATGCGTCTGCTACAATGGCCGCGTTGAACCACCGCGTACAGATACCGGCCAGATATCTACGAACGCTTCCTTCTTAAGGCGGCTGGTTACGGAGCATAACTGTGCGTTCTGTGCTGCGCTACTCAGACATCGAGCCATCAAGAAAGCGAGGAACACATTCGTTGAGAATATCCTCGTACTGAGTGCTGAAGATGGGAGGATGCATAGCAACTTCCACCAGCACGGCACCTCGTCGGGCCGGCTCTCAAGTTCGCAAGAAAACATGCAGAATATCCCCAAGAAAATTGGGGGTCACAACATTAAGAGGATGTTTGTACCCACTGATTCTGGGACATTCGCCATCGTCAACACCGATGCGAAAGCTGCAGAAGTCCGTATCTACGCCGCCTACAGTCACGATAAGAACCTCATCGACGCCTTAAACAAGGGCATGGATCCCCATAGCTTCTTTGCGTCCATCGTTTACAACCCTGCCAACGTTCTAAGCGGCATAGCTCCGGGTGATAAGCACAAAGTTCTCAGTACGGTCGGTATCGACGAAAACCACGCCTGGAACTACGAAGACTTCTGCGTGCGTGACACGAGTGAGGATAGCAAGGACCGCGCTTACGGCGTTATGCTAGACAAACTGCGCACCATCGTTAAGCGCGTGGTGTTCGGCATCCTTTATGGCGCAGCCAAGAAGAAGATTGCGTCTATCGTCGGCATCCCGGATGAGCAGGCACAGATCGTCATCGACACGCTGTTCAAGATGTTCCCGTCTATCCCTAACTACATCGCCATAACGCAGCAGCAACTTCGGTCATTCGGAATGGTCGAGACGTTTATCGGTAGGCGCCGACGCTTCGACCTGAAGAAGTTGACCTCCTGGCAGCGTAGTCGCGCTGAGCGCCAGAGCATCAACTTCAAGATTCAGAGTACGAGCTCGGACATCGTCATGGACGTCATGGCTTCCGTAGACGACGCCATCCGCGGTGACTTTGGCGGTCAGCTGATGAACACCGTGCATGACTCCCTCGTGATGCAAATACCCAAAAAGTACTTGCACCAGATTCCTGACTTCATCCAGAAACACGGTGTCGACGCTGTTGCCAAAAAGTATCCCTGGCTACCTGTTCCTTTCCAGTGGGACGTGGAAATGGGACCGTCCTACGGCGAGCTCATCTCAGCGCGGAAGTACCTAGACACCATGGGCGCTCTGCAGGTAATTGAAGTTGAAGAGGACTTTATGGAGTGCGACATCCGCAACGAACTGGAAGAAGCTGTCCTCGAAGAAAACCTCGCCAAGGCCATCTAGCTACTGGTAGAACTTCACGTCGTTCAATACCATCTTCATTGCCAGCCAACCGAAAAGTCCTGCGTGGAGACAGTCATCCGATTTGGACGGTGAGTGTCTCCACACCTTCTTACCCATGGTCGTGATATCTTCGTACACATTTAGAATGTCGTCGATGGCTTCCTTCATTTCATTAAGCGGACCAAATTCTAATTTCTTCTGCTTAATGTCCATGAAGTAGTTATCGATGACAGTCGTGCGATCCGCTATATACCTGTCATAATCGTTCCAAACGAACGCCTTAGTAGCAGACGCGTACTGTACCTGCTGTACACGGTGATACCCGAGCTTTTTACGCAGCAAGTCATTCGCTGTGTGACCCTCTCCAGCATCACCGATCACGATTTCTACGCGGTAACACGCAAAGATATTGGCGATTTCATCGATGATGTTTACGGGATTAATGCCCGGGTACACCTTGTACAGCAGCGTCAGCATCCGTCGGTCTGACTGCCTAAATCCCCAAATCCAGATGACCGTTCTCGACACACCCGTCGTACCACCACCAGACCAGTCAACCCCTCCAACCACATGGTTCAAGCCTACAAACGTGTCTGCTTTTGGGTACAGCTGCAGCGGCTGCCCAGTACAGAGCTCCTCGAGCTCCTCTTTGGAGATCATCCGCGTACCAATGGCGTCTGATATCCCCAACACTTCGTTGTTAAACGTTGCTGTAGGTAGGGTCTCGTGCTTTAGAAGGATGCGCTGCCACTGCTGCAGCGCGAATTCTTCCATCTCAGTGCCAGCGCCAATGGCTTTCATAGCCAGAGGATTGTTTTCGGGCATCATCAGCTGACTGATGTGGAAGCCCTTTAACCGCTGTGACTCCGGAATGTTTGAATTTGGAAACGCGTACGTATCGATCCACTTACCCTTAAACGGATTTAGGTACGACTTGCACTTTAGACAGATAATACCCGTAGCGCCAATCGCTTTATCCGAATCTATGTACTGGTGAGACCCACAGGAATCACACTTGATGACCCACTCGGTCTGGCTACTCGACTCCCACAGGTACTGCACTGTGTTATCCATGGTTTTGGGCGTACCTGCGTACGTCTCAAAGCCGTAGTGCGAGTGTGATAGTGTCTCGTTACCGACAGTAATAACCGGATCGTACAGAAGGTCTTGAACCTCGTCGTACATGTTGCGGTCGGATGACGGTCCACGCAGTCGATCAGCGTCATCGAGTGCGTACGTAAAGAGCATCTCAGCACCGTTCGAAAACTGCTTATGGAATACTCGATCAGCAAGTTCTGGATTGAGAAAACGCGAATTGATAATGGGCGAATAACGCATTACCTTCAATACACGCGTGTTGGAAAACCGAGTAGTCTGCTCTTTAGTCGGACTGACAAATACCGTAGAAAAATGTGGTATAAGAGCGCACTCAATGATGGCGAAGTTCGCTAGGGTGGTGGACTTAGCGACCTGACGACTTGTTTTGAACAGAGTTCTACGATAACGTCCGTCGTAGAATGCCCGGTGCATTGGCCAGTATTCTAATGAAAAAGGACGACCGTTGAGGCGTAACCACGCTTCAGCAACCTCACTAAGCGTTGCGCTAGTTTTAGCAACCATGCGTACAGTATAACCAATCAACAAAGGAAAGACAAATGGCTAAGAAGCAAGAAGAGACCAAAACAACCCCTGATTACGCTGAGTTACTCGACATACCCCGCATGGGCCTCAAGGAGTTTGGCTCGCAATTTGAGATGACAATGCTCGAGCGCGAACTCCGAGGCTGCTGGTGTGTCATTGGTCCTGCCGGCGTAGGTAAAACGCAGGTCATCAACCAACTCGCCAGGAAACACGGATACCGCGTATGTGTGATTCGTACCGCTCAATATGGTCTCATGGGCGCGGGCATTCCGTCTGTGCGCGACTCGGACGAGGGATTCTTCAAGGTAAAGCTTCCCGAGATGTTTCCCCGCAAAGGGGAAAAGGCGATCGTCCTATTCGACGAGATCAATCAAGGACTCCAGCACGCCATCGCCATGTTCTTCAGCCTTATTGAAGACCGGAACATGTACGACTACCAACTCCCTGATGACGCCATTGTGGTGGCTCTGATGAACCCCGCGGGCGCCAATTACAACGTCCAACAGATCGAAAACAATGCAGCGCTTAATCGGCGACTGCGTAAAGTATTTCTAGTGCCATCGTACGCGGACTGGCTAAACCACGCCAAAACAAACGATTTCCATTACGCAGACCGTGTCTGCAAAGCGATTGGCGAGGACGGCAAACCGTGTCACCCCGCCATCCTGGGACCCATCAAAGCAGCACCGAAGCTGCTGTACGATGAAGAGGCACTGAAGAACAACAAGCAGTTCATGTGCCCCGCCACTGTAGAGACTCTGAGCCTCAGCGCTTACGTTCTCGAAAAGAGTGGAAAGAGTTTGTACGGTGAAACCGCCATTAACAGGTTCGCGGCATCTGTGGGCGTTCACGCTGCGGAGCAAATCTGCGCGTACATCAAGGACCACAACACCTTGATTAACGCTGGCGACGTGCTCGAGAGCTACGGGACGGTCAAAAACAAAATCAAGAAGCTCATCACAGATGGCCGTATGGAGGTCCTTACCGACCTGTGCCATAACGTCCTCAAAACCCTGTTCGCAATCAAGCCAAGCATTGACAAAACGGTGGGGAACTTCGTGCAGTTCCTCATCGACCTACCCAATGAGCAAGGCGCGATGATGCTTCAGCAGCAGCGCGCTATCGCGGCGGAGTCCGACGCCAAGGAATACCTCAAGGACTTCATGCGTGGCATGCAGAACCAGGAGGGCTTCATTGAGTGGCACCAGCGCGTGGACTCGGCGTACAAATCGGTCGAAGAGAAGATCAGAACGAAGTGACCTTGGCGTGACTGCCAAGCTTCGCTAGGTCCGCGGCAACTGCGTCAGCACGTTCGCTGACATACAGATAACAGAAGGAAAGGCGGGAAAGCTGGATACCAAGAGCGTCCTCGGAGAACTCAGTTCTTTCGAGGGCGCTCTTATCCAGCTTAGCCCAGGCATACTTGAGCTCTTTTTTTAGTTCTGCAAACTCAGAACCCTTGGCAAAGAGTGCATCGAGATTGTCTTCACAGAACTCAACCAGAGGTGGAGGTGGGAGAGCATATCCTGCGCGGGATAAGCACACAGCAACGTACTGCTGCACGTCCTCATCGAACTCCGGTATTTGCGGTGTCTCTTGGTCTAATCCCCGAAGAATACCAGCTTCATAAACCGCCCAACACATGTGCGCCACACTGCATTCAAGTAACGACTCCGAGTCGTAATACTCCTCGCATAACGCGTGGACTGTGCGTTGAAATACCAGGTTGTCCCAGTAAAATGCCGGGTTAGTTGTGAGCGTAATAGCCGCTTGAAGCTTGTTACGCTCGAGCTCCGTGAGGTCAATCTTATCCTTTTCCAGGGTAAGCCATAGGGTCTCAGGCTCCCACTGCAGGAGGTCCGCACCGTAGAGGGTTTTCGCAGCTAGGTACAACCCAACAGCCGTCGCCTGATGCGGATTCTGCAGCAGCTCCCTAGCAGTGAGCACCGCTGCAGCCGTCTTTAGCATGCCGGCCTGCAGCCGCGGGACGTATTGGATGAACTCTTGGAGCTGCTCGTGGATCATGAACGATATGCGGAGAGCTGCGTGACCAACACTGATTTGAGGTCTGCCGGGAGTGTGGGGATGATCTGCGCCAGGAGCTCGGGGTCAACCTGCCCACTGGGAGCGATCTCCTGTGCCATATCCGGCCCAATCACGTCCTGCCAGAACGTAATGGGCAAGGAGGCCAGCATGCTCTTATCGAGCATCACGCCGTTGACGTCGATCGTATCCGCGGCCAGTTTGGACGTGTTCCAAACTGTCTCAATGGGGTCCAGCAGCGACTTCCCATAGAACTTCGAAACACCCGACTTCTGGTCCAAGGCATCGATGGCACTCGCCAACTTCACCTGATAATCCCGATTCGAGATGTGTGTGTTTACGCCATTAAACTGCTGAGCCAGCTCGCCGTAAGTCGCGGACAAGTCAGACCCCACCTTCTCGGCAGCTTCCTGTCTTGCTTGGAGCCAGTCGCGGAGAGTCCGGGTGTTCGTAAGCGTAAAGCCGGCGATCTTCTTGGTAGAAGGTGTCAGAGAGACACCGAAGAAGGTTGCTGCCTTCTCCAGGTTAATCATGGCTTCCGCGCGCTCGTTGGGCGGCAGGTCTTTGCTCCGCGCTTGGAGCGCTTGCTCCGCGAGCTTGACGTCTTCTGACGACGTAACCCGGAACCGCTGGTGCGATGGAAGGAGCCAGAATTCAGGTGTCGAAGCAGTCTTGACCAGTCGAAGGGGTCGGTCAAATACTGCTGCATCCAGTCCATAAGCAACAGCGGCTTGTTGTAGCGCATGATGAGCATACTTGGGCAACTCAGTCGCAACCTTCTCGTATGCCAACGAGATTGCGGTGTGCTCGCGGTTATGTATTGGGAGTCGGCGCGCTTCCGGCCACGCAAACGCGGAATCCGGAAGAGTCTCAAACTCCCCCGGATCTAGCTCCGCGGTTTTTGCGAGTTCTTCGAGCTGCGGAAACATATCCGCAAGTGTGCGCAGCGTGGCAAACCCGGCGTCCGATGTCTGGTCAATCATTACACACCTCATAGTAGAAACCCGCTGCAAGTATAGCAGCAAAGGAAAGGACAAGAAAGAGATGGCAACCGCTCTCAGTGAGGTTCTTCAATGGACCTGTTCTCCCCGCGGAGGCAACAATTTTTACGGCAGATTGCTCAATCAGTGCGTCCAAATACCCGCCCCGGGGCTGGGAACCTGTGGTGTCACCCTGTCCAAATCGGGTCGATACCTATTCATGTACGACGTAAACTGGTTTGAGTCGACGGCGCAAGGCTTCCGCATCCTGGTGGTAATCCACGAAGCCGGGCACCTAGCACTGAGGCACGTTGAGCGCATGTCCCGCGTCCTTGCCAACCTCAGCCCCATGGCAGCCCAACGCCTCCATCCGGTAGTCAACGTCGCAGCAGACATGTGCGTAAATGACGTGGCGGTACGTCCGTTCCTAACAGATAAAGCCTATGGGCATAACTTTGGGGATTTCCGTAGCGACTTTATTTGGCCCGAAGACCGTGAGTACCCCACTGGAAAGAGCTTCGAAGAATACCTCGATATGCTCCTCGAGGATCTCAAGGGGTCCGGATACGATATGCAAAACGTATTGGATACGGACAAACAAATTAGCCAAGCCCTTGAAGGAGACCCACAGAACCAGCCAGGTAACGCC